TCATGACTGTTTCCTCCTTTCCAGTTCAATGACCTGCCCCTGACCATAGCTGCCAAGAGCCTCGACCGCCCTCCGCTTGGCCTCGTCCGTGGCGTGGGTGTAGCGGGCGCTCTGCTCAACCCTACTATGCCCGAGCACCTCAGCGATCGTTTTGAGATTCACCCCCGCGTCACCCATGCGGGTTCCGGCGGTGTGGCGCAGGTCGTGAAAGTGAAAGTCTGTCAGGCCGGCTCGCGCCCATGCCTCTCGGAAGTGGCGCCAATCAGGAGAGCGGGGCTTGAGGTCGTCGCGCGGATCGGCGAAGACCCAGGGCCCACCTCGCCGATTCCAGAGAGGATCGAGTACCTCTCTGACCACCGGATTGATCGGGATGACGCGGTCCCGGTCCGTCTTGGTGCGGGTCACCCGGATCAGGTCGCGCGAGAAGTCAACGCGCTCCCACTCCAGGCCGTAGATCTCCCCGCGCCGCATCCCCGTATTGATGGCGATCAAAATGATCGGCCGCAGATAGGCCAGGTGACCGGTGAGGACCCCCATTAATTGTTGCTCCTCCTCGATTGTTAAGTAACGCTCCCGGTGTGAGGGCTGGCGCAAGCGCTTGAGTGAGCGACAAGGGTTGCCGTACTCCTTTGCCAGACTGAAAATCCGGCACAGCGTGGCCACCTCCAGGTTCACTGTCGTGGGCGAGCGCTGGCCGCCTCGGCGGGTGAGGGTCTGAAGTCTTTCGCGCCGGAACTTCTCGACGTGCCATGGGGTGACCTGGTCAAGAGGCAGACGCCCCATCGCCCCAACGATTGCCCGACAGTGTGTTTCATCGTTGAGGTATGACCGCTTGTTAGCCTTCGCCCAAGGCAGATACACCTCCTCGATGAAGCTGGCGAGGGTGGGTGCCTTGTGCCCGCCATACTTCCCTTCAAAGACCTCCTGCCTGGCTTGAGTCTCTACCCTTTCAGCCTGGGCCTTGGTGCGTGCCTCGGGCACCACGCTGCGGTAGCGCACGCGGCGCAGCATGAAATCGTAATACCATCGTTTGTTGCGTTTGTAAGTTCCCATGTTGATGCTCTCCTTTGTTGATGTGTGGGATTGCAGCCCCCGGAGAGTTGGGGGCAGTTTACACCTTGGGCCCTCGCCGGAAAAGGCGAGGCCGGCCGATCAAGAGGGCTGGTAGTGATCGAATCACTCCTCTTGCTGATTGATCCCTTTGACGGCCCGGTCTAACCCGACGCCCGCCCGTTCATCGCTGATCGCCTCAGAGACCAATCCTTTCAAGCGCTGGTAGAGCGCCTCTTCGAGGTCGGCCGAGAGGATCGCACAGACCAGGCGGAGGATGGCTGAAGTGTGCGGCCTGCTATCTTCTCTGGCCTGGTCGGCGATAGCTTCGACCTGGGCGATGATCCTCTGCTTATTCCCGTCCATCTGCGTTCGCCCCTCTTTGACTGTGAAATCGTAGCCACACTCAGCGCAGCTAAAGTACCCCTCCACAGTTAGGGCGGCTGCTTGCTCGCCCCCGCACCTCGGACAGTCGACCTGTGATTCCATGCGAGATTACTCCTTTGCTTTTTCGGTGGAAGGTCGGCGCGTGAAGTGGACGTCCACGTAGCAGGCGGCACAGAGCGGCTGGCCTCCGCACACGTTTGGATGGGAGTAGAGAATCTCATCCGCTGGCGGCTCCTGGCCACACTTGGTGCAGTGTGTAGGCGGATCGGGCAACCCTTGCTCTCTGCGGCGCCGGGCTGCTTCCTGCTCCATGAAGGTAGCGTCTATTTTAGCCATCTGCCCTCACTCCTCTTTTTTTTCGATCACTTCCAGTTGCTCGCGCAGGGCGCTGGATGGGAAGGGGTTCCCATCGACCCAAACTTCATAGACGAGTTGCCCCATCTCGACGCGCTCGTTCCTGGCCCAGCCGGAGCGGCCGTAGTAGGGATGGTTAGGATTTGCGATCCTGACCCGCGTGTTTGGCGGCAGACGTAACATCTCCATCTCGATCCCTCCTCTTGCTGATGTGGCGTGCGGCGCCGGCAGATTCGCCGACGGGATGAACCTCCTCACGCTGCCGCGAATCCGCAGATGCCTGGTCGCCTCGTATCCTACTCCCTCACCCGCGCCGCCGGTCTTTCGCCGGCGGACGCTCGACTTTGTTGGGCGCTGCGCGTTTTCGTCTCCCGCTGTGGACGGCGCGCGATAGCGCACCATCCGCGCCGCAGGCGCCTGAAAATTTTCACTCCTTCGCCTGCCGCTGCCCGATCCGCGGCAGCAGCGGTCTGGCATCGGGAGCCAGCTCGTACCACAAAACCGGCCCACGCATCAGACGGTGGATTGGCCAGTAAGCGCTGAGCACCTTGATGTCGCGCCAGATCGTCTTTTGGCTGACTTCGTAGAGGCGCGCCAATTCGATCTGCGAGCGTGGCCCCTGCATCAAGAGGATCGGCAACTCGGCAATGCGACGCGTGAGGGCGAGCCGGTGCGTGTCGATATGGCCTTTGACGCGGGGCCGGCCCTCACCCGGCCCCGCCTTCGGGTGTTGCCTACGCACCTAAACCTCGGTTGCCTGAGCCGGCCGTAACTTGCCCTTGGCCGGCGTGTAGGTCGGCAGGTCGTCCTCGACGGCGTTGTTCCAGTCGTCGTTGTCGACCTCGTCCTCGGCGAGCACTTCGAGGTGTTGATTGTGGTAGACTGTGATTTTTTTCAAGACCAGCTTGCGCGCGGCTTCCTCGTCGTCTGCTTCGAGTTCGACGAAGCACACCGCCATGGTCTGGGTCCCTGGTTGATTGGCTCCGTTCGAGCCGTGTCTGAGTACTAGGTACGTTGCCATATTGAGCCTCCTCTGTTGATGTTGCCGACATTATACCTCTCCTACCTGCTCACTCCTTCCAACTCTCCCCGCGCAGAATCGCGGAGATGCTTCTCTCGCTTACCTCGAACTGCCGCGCGAGCGTGGCCAGAGTCCAACCCTCGGCCTCATGCAGCCTGCGAATCTCGGCCACCTGCTTATGGGTGAGCTTGCCGCGCGTAGCCCGCTCGCCTGAGGTCAACTCGGAAGTGGGTGTGGCCGGGTCGAGGCCGGCCCGCTCCCGCCGGAGGATCTGCGCGGAGCGGCGCTTTTGCAGGCGCTGTGCCTCGCGCCGCTCCTCCTCTGATTTGTATTTCGGCGGTCGCGCCATCATCCTTGCCTCCTGATCAATTTTCGCGCCGCTCTCAGCGCTAGTGTATCCTCCGCCGCGCAGATCAAAAGAGCATAGGTTTCGCGTGGCGATAGTCCCCGGCCTGGCTGGTAAGGGTCCCGGCCCACCACGTAGCGGCCGAGCCGGCGATCATATTCAAATTCAAAGCCCACCTGATCGCGCAAGAAATTCCGATACTCGAAGAAGAGCGAGCGGCCACATCCCAGTTTCTGGTAGATGTGCTCCGGCAGTTGCGCCGGGCGCCGCTTCACCTCCTCGATGAGCGCGAGCAGGCGGTCCAGGCGGGCAGCCCATGATTGGCACTCCATTACATTCGCTCCATCGCCGGGAATTGGATTTCAAAACGTGGATCGCGAGAGGCTTCCTGCCATTTTTCCGCCGGCGCCCTGAACTCCCAGATTTCGACTCCTGACCACCGCCCGGAGACGCACTCCGCTTTGAATTCGGCTTTGTAGTCTGGGTGCTGTAGGATCCCCTCGCACACCGTGAGCATGGTCAGCCGATCTCCATATTGCAGGCAGTTTGATGATATCCCTTCATCCGCTTTTTGATCGGCGCGAGTGTAGGTGATGCAAATTTCCATGTTGATTCTCCTGGTTGATCTTGCCGGCATTCTACCGCCGGCCGCCGTTGTAAGCCAGCGCAGACTACTCTTTCAGTCCGGCACTGGGTGAACTGAGCCTGAAAAATTTACGGCTGCCGACTGCTGCCCGCACAGTTGGGGCAAACTGCCAGGTAGTATGTGCCCGGCTTGAAGCCCGGTGGATCGACGACCTTCTTGACCCTCCAGCCGCGGTCATAGAATTTATCGGCTACGCTCTCCAGGTTGTCGTTTTCGCTCTCTTCCCATCGCTCGCAGCCCGAGCCGCCCTGCTTGCCGCAGTTGATCTTGAGTGTTACCTCAAGCCGGTCGCGGAGCTCTCGGACCTGGCCTTCTCGCTTTTTAGGTATGCGCATCTTGCTCTCCTCCTTTTGCCCACGCGATCACCTTCTCGCGCTCGAATCTGATCCGCCCCGTCCCCAACGGCCGCGGGCAGACGGGAATGAGTTTCTTTTCAATCAGCTCGTAGATGGTGCGCGGCTGCAGGCGCAGCAGCTCCGCGCACTCTCTCACACTTAAAAATATCTGCTCTTCCACTGGCTGCCTCCGCTGTGATAGATTGCCATCAACCGGCAAGTCAAACCTCCTTATCGGAGTAGGCTTCCATGTTGATGAGCTTGAGCCCGGGAATGAGCCCCCGGGCTCATCGCTTTTCAGGCCGCCGCGATCTCCGCCTCACGCTCCAGCAGCGCGATTTTGAATTCACCTCTCAACCGCTCCAGCCTTGCCCCGGCCGCCGCCCTCCGCAGCTCAGCGTCTCTGAGCTCTTCCTGCAAAGCTGAAAACTGCGCGCTCTGGCGCAACTGCTCGCGGATTGCAATCCCTCGAGCCTGCTCGTTCGAATACAGCGGCTTCCCCTGCTCGCTCGTTGCGGTGATCACTGCGGCGGCGGTGTCGTCCTCAATCACGCCCGCTTGTTCTTTGAGGTCCTGAATCTGGCGGGCTTCTCTCAGCACCTCCATCGCCGCGGCTTCGATCAGCCCCGGATAGTGACTGAGGTTGTCATCTGGCGGCCCCTGGTCCTTGGCCGCCCGGATTTTCTCGTACAGCTCACCTGCTGATTCCATTTGCTTTCACCTCCTGCTGCTGATTGTGCCAGCAGCGTTCACAGATCAATCGGTACGGGCCGCGACTGCAGCCCGCCTGCGTGTGCGACCACGACCGGCCGCACTGTGGACACTCATGCTCGTGCAGGATCCTGACCCCGACGAGTTGAAATTTACCCATCGCTCTCCTTTCGCAGCCACAAAGCGGAATAAGGAAGGGGGGACTTCTTGAGTAGATGCCTGCGGCGGCTTTTTTATTGACAATCAACGCCCCAGAAAAATGGGTTAGGACTCGGACCGGAAGGTGTGGCAAAACCTCAGTCATTACTCCCCCCTCGCTTTGGCCAGCGCATCCATCGCGCCCTGCACGATCCCGGCCAACTCCGCCTGCTCCGGCAAATCCCAGGTCGGATATTCGCGCTCGGTCCAGCGCACAAATAGCTCCAGCGCATCGAGCAGATCGGGCGCCGCTTCCAACAAGCGATATGTCGCCTCCCAGTTTTCCGGCGTTTGTCCGGTCTGCACGCCTAAAAACACTTTGAACCCGTTGACCTCGATTCCTGCTTTTCTCATGGCTCTCCTTTCACGTCTCGCCGCCGGCGCCCTCGCCACTTCCGGCGATGAAGTACTGCCCGGTAAGGCTGCCACCAAAACCAAATCGCATAACCTGGCCCCATCCACCTGGCCCACTTCAATGTTTCGCTCCAGCCTCGCCGCAAATGGCGAGGGCGCCGGCGCCCCGCGGCCATCCATCCGCGGAAGCCAATCAGCGCGAGCGCAATCAAGATCCCGCTCACCGCACCCTCCGCTTGATGAAGCTCTCGGCCGCGGCCATCGCCTGTTCTATCGAGGCGGCGCTGCCAGCCAGAGCGTGTTGCTCGATAGCCTCGCCCTGATTGAGCAAGCCGATGACGAGCCACACCCGGAACTTCTCGCACCAGACGACGAGCGAGGTGCGGCCGTCCTTCGTTTCGATAAATGCTTGCGTGCTGTTCATCATTTCTTCTTTCTCCTCTCGCGCTGCCCTGCTCTCACTGTAGCCTTGACCGCGAGTTGATAGCAGGCTGCGGCTTCGAGGTAATAAGTGCGCCGTGTGCCTTTGAGCCGGAAGCCGATCAAGCTCGGCGGCTCAAGCGTGATGATCACCTCGCGCTGCTTTGACCGCTCGAAGATCGTGGCGCGGGTCTTCCGCGTCACCGGCTTGCTCAAATCTATCACGGCCTTACCTCCCCGCGCACACGCAGCCGGTCTTTGGGCTGAAGCGCACGAAATCCCCTTTGAGTCGCACGATTCGGCCGACCTCGACGATCACGGCGCTGCCGGATCCGCTTCTCAGGTCGATGCGCGCGCGGATCGCGGGCTGATGGTTGGTACCTACCGCCTCGAAGCCGAGCAGGTTTTTCGCGATCACTCGCAGCTTGCCGGAGGCCTCCATCTCTGGCCTATCGTGCTCCGTGCAGGGGAGGTAATTTGACTTGCCCGCCGCGGTGATCTCAAGCACGCCGGGATGCTTTGAGTCCATCAGGCAGTAGTTTTGCGCGAGCCCTTCCGCCGGCGCGAGTAACATAAGTAACAAACTGGCTACGGATAAAATGATTGCTCGCCTCATGCCCCCTCCTTAATTGCCTGCTTGACCTGATCGTAGGTTGGCCACTCGACCACTCGCCCTTGCACCCAGCGCAGCGCGTTAACGCGCTCCTGACACTGGAGCGCGGCCACTCGCTCAATGTCGGCGCTGATCTGTTCCCCTTTGGCCTCATGCTTGAGCCGATTGTCCCAATGTGCCGCCCACAACCTCAGCCACATCTCGATCTCCCCCCTGATCTCGCGATCTGAGCGGCGTTCGCCTACTCCTTTAATCGTTGGCTTGATGTTCATGCCGCCTCCTGCCTACTAGTCTCAACCTCGATGGTCTGGCTGATGTCGAAGACCGTCCCCATAAAGAAAGCCATCTCCTCTTTGTCCGCGTTCGGCTTCGGCTCTGTTGACTCGCTCTCTTTGCCCTTCTTCGGAATCCAAATCATCAAACTGTGCTCGCCCTTCTTCACTGCGCGCCCCTTGTCGAGCCACTGGCGGAACCCGCCCACCATCGAGGCCTGCGGATGCTGCGTCAAGATCAAGCACGAATTGAAGACGCTGAGCACCCGGCCCTCGCACGTCGGGACGGCGCCGATGCGTTCGACGATCGCTGCGCGCTGCTCATCGCTCATCGCGGCCACGGCCCTGACGATGGCGCGGAACCTCTCGCGCCTGGCCTCGGCTGCTGCTTTCTGCTCTGCTGTTGCTTGTCGCTTCATCTCGTCCTCCTTGGGCGAGGCCGGCGGCGGACCCACGCTCTCCCGCTCGACCTTCCACAGTCTTCCCGTCAGAGCGCCCGCCGCCGGCCCCACAAGCCGCCGACTTACTACCCGGCCTCCTCCGGCTTGGCCACCTTCTTCGACTTGTCCTTCTGGCCGAATGGTCGCGAGACCTTGGCCTTGATCTGATTCACCGGCTTCTCGGCGCCACACACCTTGCTGTGCGCGATGCGCGTCGCTGTGCCTTTCTGCCTGCTGTCTTCGACCTGGCCGCTGAGCGTCGGCACGTTGTCCTTAACTACCACCGTGATTTTTTGCCCGGCCAGGCTCTTTGAGTTGGCCAGCCGTTCGGCGATACAAGCCTGTACCTCTTTGTCGTCGCCGGCCTGCGCGGTCAGAGGAAGCGCGAAAACTACCGCGAGTGTGAAACTGATCAGAATGACTTTCGCTTTCATGGTTTTCTCCTGTGATTGGATTGTCGAGCTTGCCATCATCGGGCGCCGGCGCTCATCTCGGCGCGACGCGGGAAGGCTCCCGCGTTTCGGCTTTAGACCATCCTGCAGGGCGGGGCCATCGCCCCGTATTTGAGATTGAGTTGCCACACACCCAGGCAGGCCGTCTTGAGCCCGCCCAGCTGGCCCCAGCGCTTGAAATCCCCGCGCTGGCTGTGATGGCGGACGTGGCAGCCTGCATGCGCCGGCTGAACCTCCTGCCCGCCTTCACTGCGCGGGGTCGTGTGGTGCTGGTTGAGTTGTGAGCGGCGGACCGGCCGGCCGCAGAAGTGGCACGTCATGCTGCTACCTCCTCGCGGTTGGCCTCTTCGATCCGCGCGAGCTCGGCCGTGAGCGCCTCCAGCACGTCATTCTGGAGCGAGACCGCGATCAGGAGCGGCCCGAAATCTGACGTCGCGTCCGCCCATTCGATCTGTTGCTCCGCCTGCGCTACCAGTTGTTGCAATTGTTTTGCGTCCATTTTTGAGCCTCCTGGTTGATGGCCCCCGCGACCCACCCCAACCGCCACAGTGGAGCAGGCCGCGCGGGGCAAACCGTGATCGAGTTATTCAGGGAAATTGCCATCATCCACGCAGTCGTCACAGATCGCCTCGTCCGGATTGATCGAGATGCCGGTTTGGGCGAGGTCGAATTCCTCTCCACACGCCGCGCAGAGATGCAAATTTGGTAATGGGTTCGGGTTCTGGTTTCTCCCCATCAGGGGGATGGCATATTTCTTGTTCGGTGATTCCATCACGCCGCCCTCCTCTCCGCGCCGAGGTGGCGCCGCCCCATCAGCCGCACGTGCGCGAGCAAACCTGCCCGCTCGCGATCACTGATCAGCGCCAGCGCGGGCCGCAGCCGTGGTGCCGGGGTGGAGGCCGCAGCCCCCACCGCAAAGCCCACCCCCGCCGCCGAAGGCAAGCCCGCTAACCACCGCAGCGCGTCGACCGGACAGAGCACCGAGAGGAACCCACCCACCGCCGCCGCGGCCCCGGCGTGGTAGCACGGCGCTGGAGAACGCCGCGAGCCCACACACGGCGCACCGGCCGGACACGAGCACGACACCCACCAATCGCCGTCGCGTAATGTGAACGAGACCTGAGCCTCGCCACCATCGGAGCGAGCCACCACATAGCACGACCCACCGAGCGAGCGCACGGCCGGCCGCACGTCCAATGCCTTCCGCAGAGCGTTCGCAAAAGTCGAAATCGAAAGTCTGATCATATAAGCCTCCTCTGTTGATGAGCTATCAATCAATATTCAGTGTGTGTATATAATATCAGATAATATTACTAAGTCAAGAGGGCATTTGGCGTGCCAGAAAATAAATATCAAAAAAGGTGAAGAGACCGGAGAGGGCGCACGCCGCCCGACGCCGGCGCGGGAGAGGGCTGCGCCCCCACCAGGTGCCGGCGATAGAGAGAGGTGGTCGCCGATGATGTGGCCCGCCCGCAGAGCCGGCAGACCGAAACCGCGCCCGATCAACCCGCCCCGACTAATCGCCGCCGGAGCACCAACCCGCCGATAAAGCAGCGTGAGAGCGATCAGGTGCGTGCGACAAATTGCCGCCCCACCCCCCTCAACAGAACCGGATGCATCCAGCCGCTTGATTCGCGCCGCGTGAAATGCCCGGGCTGATCATGAATAGACTCTTTAAAATGTCGCGGAGCCGAGTTGGCCAACCGCACATCGCGGTAGCGTCAGTCTTTCAACGTGAGCCGCACGCTTTTGCTCTTTTTGTTCAGCAGGAATCAAAGCGATTCAGAAGGAATCAGAAGCTGCGGACAATTGCCGCGCGCTCCGGTTTCGAAAGAAACCTGAGTGCCTCAAGCCGGTAGGAAGGCGACGCGCCAGAGTGGGACGGTTTGGTTTTGATGAAACGAAAACCCTTCGGCAGCAGCAGCAAAAGCAGGCAGGCAAGCACAGCCAGCGGACTACTTCCCTGTGCTATCTTGTCAGGGTGATTCATTGCCCGACTCCGGCCATTCGTCTTTACACTGGCGGCCATCAGTGGACGATCCAGGGTGAGCGCGACACCTTGACCGGCGACCGCTGTTTCTCTGCCGCCCTGCGCCCTCAAGCTCAGCCAGATGATCCCCATCAGTTATCCATCTTGCTCGACTCCGGCGCTTTCAGTGACTCACCCGACGAGCGTCTGACCCCTGAGTCTGCCCTGGGGCGGCAACTCGCCTGGGAGCGGACAGCGAGTGATCGCTGGGGGGCGAGTGTGCGTGCTGATCTGCTGGTCAGCTACGACCTGCTGATTGACGAGGTGTGGATCGGTGGCGAGCGCCTGAAGCGGCGTTGGACACGCCTGGAGGCCGAACGGGCAGTGAGCGAGACAGTCGCCGCGGCGCGCTACCTGGCCAGGCAGCGGCCTCGCTTGTCGCCCAGGCAATTGGTCCTCGCCTGCCAGGGCGTGGACGCCAGCCAATATGAGGATTGTGTCGTCGAGGTGCTCAAGGTGGCGAGGCCGGATGACGTGATCGGCCTGGGTGGCTGGTGCATCCTTGGCCGCTTCACGACCTGGATGCCGGTCTTCGTGGAGACTCTCCGGCGCATCCTGCCGCGGATCAGCGCCGCTGGATTGACGCGGGTGCACATCTTTGGCGTACTTTTTGAACCGGCCCTGGGCGCGCTGCTCTACCTGGCGGACAATTATGGCTTGCTCGTCTCGACCGATTCCAGCGCTCCTGTCCTGGCTTGCAGCCGCGGCGATTCGAAGAAGGCAGGCGTGCGTGCGCCATCAGGCTATTGGCGCGATAATGTCGCCTGGTGGGTGTCTCACCTCTCGCGCCTCCGCTCCTCTCCCTGGTATCGCGATCCCGTCGGAGATTTCACCGGGCCTCGTGTTTCCCCTGTTCAGGGCTGATCTGGCGGTGCGCCGGCGCAAAGAGTTTTGCGCCGGCGCACCGCCAGATCAGCCCTGCCTGGAAACAGCAGACCCGTGAAACTTACCTGCGGAAATATTTCCCGGATCTTTGCCACTGAGGGTGTATACTGCGTCTCAACTGTCGGACCACCTTTCCCGGGGTCTGGCTTTCTCCTATTGTTGAGTGTGATTGGAAACAGCGGACGAGCGGAATCGGGAGTAGTTATCAGGGCTGCTCCCGATTTCATTTGTAACAGTAGGCGGTAGGCAGTAAGCAGTAGGCAGTGGTAGACTCCTCGCGTGCTGATCCCTCCCCTCGAGATCTCTGACGGTCTCTACCTTGCTGCTCTCGCCTGGCTGCTGCGCACCGGTCTCTATTTGCTCCTGACCGACGAGTAACCGACGAATAAAACTGCCATCTGCCATCTGCTTACTGCTTGACTCAGCGTGTTATTATTGCGTGGGGCAAAGTGCTCTTCTGGGGTGAGGACAGAAGAGCGTATTAGCGGGCCGGGCTGGCCGCTCTCCCACGGACGGTCAGCCTGGCACCCCTGGTGACCCCCCGATCCGACCTCCTGCCCGTGTGCCCTCCGATTTAGCCTGGTGATTGATGGGTGATCTCCCTTCTCTACGTGTCGAACAGCGCGGTCATACTCTCGCCTTGATCTGCTCTTGCTGCGACCTGCCATTTGCCCGGGCGCAGGCTGGCGCACTACTGATCAGTTCGCGCCATCACGGCGCGACTCACACCAATGCCCTCTCGCTGGAGGTGGTGGTCAGACTACTTGAATCGCAGCGTTGCTGTGATATAGTTCCATCGAGCGAGTGAAGCCTTGAGATTCGCTCCTTAAAATTCGTGCCGCGCTCCTGCGCCCTGCTGGTAAGCCTCGTGCTTCACTCCCCAGCAGGGTGTTTTGCTTTTTGGCTAAGCAGTAGCCAGATGGCAGTAGGCAGTGGTTGCAATCGGAGATCTTGAGTCAGCGCGAGGGCGCGGGAACTGCTTACTGCCTACCGCCTACTGCCTACTCTCTGCTGTGCCGGTTGCTTGTGGGGACATCGCCAGCCCGTTGCGTGCGAGGTCTAGTCAAGGCGAGCTGGTGATGATTGGGGGCTCTCTGGGGCGGCCGGCACTCACTCTCAGTGCCGCTTGAGCAGCACTGAATTTGAAATTTCAGATCTGAAATTTGAGATTCAAGCTCCGCAGCGGAGCGAAGGAGATTGACATGAGTAATCCGCAGTTGGCTTCACGGCCTGAAGTTTCGACGCATCTACAGCAGCCGCAGATCTCCGGCTTTTTGTTGACCTTCTTCGAGACGGTCTTTCTGCCCATCTTGCCCGGGCTGCTCTCGCTGCTGGCGCCGAAGATTGCGAGCAATCCGAGATTGCTGGCGGTCTTGAAAGAAGTGGATGTGGTGATCGATGGGCTGATCAGAGAGTAGGAGAGGCGAGCTGATGTGCCAGACCAAAACGATCGAGGTCCATTTGCACATTCATGGCCTGACTGAGCTGATCAGGCTACTTGAACGTCACCTTGACTTGAAGCAGGCCGTCACCGAGGTGGTCTCGGAACTGAAAACCGCAGACGACTCGTTGGCCGCGGTAGTCCAGGCTCACGAGCCGTCCGCACAAACCTGAAGGAGCAATGTCATGTCGAAGGAAGTTGATGCCCTGACCAAACAAATCGAAGCGAACAAAACCATCAGCGGCTCGGCGATCATCCTGATTCAAGGCCTGGCTGCCAAGATCGAAGCCTCGAAGAATGATCCGGTAGCTTTGCAAGCGCTGGCTGATTCCTTAAGGGCGGATGATGACGCCCTGGCTGCGGCGATCACTGCTAATACGCCGGCCTCCTAACCACTGGCACGGTGGCATCGTGGCGGTCGCGTCGTGCTTGGGTGTCGCCGGCCATCCGACCCTCCTGTAGCTTCGACACTTCTATGTCTGCAGAAGGACCGTCTGGCGCCCTGCCGCCGACAACGACTGCCGAGCAACAGACCAGGTCGGCCAGCCAGCGCCGGATCAACATCATCTGGGAGGTGACTCAGGCATTGATCGCACTGACCGTCGTCTGGTCGACCTTGGGTGGCGCGTTATGGATCACGGTCAAGGACCCGGCCAATCGGCTCATGGCGTTCTTATTTATGACCAACGTGGTCTCAATCGTCATCGGCTTCTATTTCGGCCGCACGAACCATCAGCGCACGGGCGGGATCGGCGGCGATCAAGCTGGGACCAGATGATTTTCGAGGTGTGGCTATGTTGACGGTTTTTCTTCTCTTAGCCCTGGCGGCTTTTACCTGCACCGTGCTGACCGCCCTGGGCAAGTGCCCGTGCTGGGTGGCGGTGCTCTTTTTGTGCGTGATCGAGCTGCTGCGCGCCCTGCCGCTCGGAAAATAATCAGTGCTGTCTCTTTCCCCGTGGGAGGTGGCCCGTGTTGCTCCGTTGGCTGAGAGGCCGTGGCACTGTCCTGGCTGAGCTTTTGGTGCTGGTGTTTTTGGCGGGCTTGTTCTTGGGCCTCTTTGCTGGCGCGTGGCTGGATGAGCTGATCCTGAAGTGAAACATTACTTGAAGCTCTCAATCGCGATCCTCGATGAAATGCTCGAGCGTTGGCGCTGGCGCCGTCGCTTCAGCCACCGTCGCACATTGTCGCGGCGTATCTGAGACCGAAACCTTTTGCCCTTTCGGCCTGATTCCAACTACCCCCGGTCGCTCACTCGGCTGAATTTAGCCCCCGCCCCAGACATACCTGCAACTGATTGGAGTGATTGAAGTTGAAGCGGAATCTGGAGCTTGAAGCCGAAATGAAATATTTGATCAAATCTTCTGCTCCCAGCCCGGGCACCAGTATCCGTAATAATTTTTCAAACTGCCGTCAGACGGCTAAATTTGCTCATTTTGCGGTCTTTTTCCCTCATTTGCAGGGATTTCCCTCCTTTTTTCATCGATTGCTCCCTGTTTTTGTCTCATTTCGTCTCTTTTTCAGCGCCTGGAGGCGAGATTTAAGTCCTGAAGGCGTAATTAGTTAAGGTTATCGGACGTGAGGCCAAATAAGTGGACACCGACTGCGGATCAGGCGAAGTTATTCGACGAAGCGCTCAACTCGGGGCTGCGGCGGAGCGTGACGGCGATCTGCCAGAAGGCAGGCGTGTCCCGCGCAGCCTTCTACCGCTGGATGCAGGACGCGCACTTCCGCGCCGCCTGGTCGGAGCTGCACACGGAGGCGATCTCGCGTCACCTGCCGGGCGTGACTGCGGCAGTGATCTTTCAAGCCGAGCGCGGGAACATCAGCGCGGCGCGGCTGCTCTATGAGGTCGCGGGCGCGCTCAAGATCAGGGCGGAAGTGACCGGGAAGGACGGCGGTCCGATTGAAATCCTTGGAGCGAGAGAGAGAGTCGCCCGCCGGATTGCTGAGCTTGATGAGCGCCGACGAGCGGGACGCGCTGCTCTCCGAGCTAACTCACGAAGAGATATTTGAACTCGAATACGATTGGCAGTTCTGGGCCCGGCCGGCGTGGTGCGAGGACAGGGAGCAGCGGCTGTGGAGAGGGCAGGGCGTGCCGGCGGGCAACTGGTCGACCTGGCTTGTTCAGTCGGGCCGTGGATTCGGCAAGACCCGGATCGGCGCCGAGTGGGTCAGAGCGCAGGTCGAGAGCGGGCGCTGCGGACGCCTGGCGCTCGTCGGTCGGACGGCCGCCGATGTCCGCGACGTGATGATCGAGGGTGAGAGCGGAATCCTCAAGATCTCGCCGCCCTGGCTTCAGCCGCGGCTGATCGTGAGCAAGCGGCGCCTGGTCTGGCCGAACGGCGCAATCGCGACGCTCTACACGAGCGATGAGCCCGATCAACTGAGAGGGCCGCAGCACGACGGAGCGTGGGGTGATGAGCCGGCGGCCTGGCATGCGGCCAAGGAGACCTGGGACAACCTCCAGTTCGGATTAAGGCTCGGGACTGATCCGCAGTGCGTGATGAGCACCACGCCCAGGCCGCTTGACTGGCTGCGAGAGTTGATTGCCGACGCCTCGACCGTGATTACGCGCGGCTCGCTCTATGAAAACGTGGCCAACCTCGCGCCCTCCTTCGTCAGGAAGATTCTCCAGGATTATGAGGGGACGCGGCTCGGGCGGCAGGAGATTCACGGCGAGCTGCTCCAGGATGTTGAGGGGGCGCTGTGGACTCACACGCTGATCGATGAGCATGTCGTGCGCGGGGTGGACGTGCCACCGCTCACCAGGCTGGTTGTAGGCGTTGATCCGGGGCCGCGTGAGGCGAGCAAGCGGAGTGAGACCGGGATCGTTGTGGCCGGGATTGGGAGCGTGGGCGGGGTGAGACACGGCTACGTGCTGGCTGATCTCTCGCTCAAAGGTTCGCCTGATCGGTGGGCTAAAGCAGTTGTCGAAGGGTATCGCGGTCACCGGGCTGATCGCGTGGTCGCCGAGGTCAACGACGGCGGGGACCTCGTCAAGCACACGATCCACACGAAGGATGAACGAGTAGCTTTCAAAGGCGTCCACGCGCGGCAGGGTAAGCAGACCAGAGCCGAGCCGGTGGCCGCCCTCTACGAACAGGGGAGAATGCATCACGTCGGCATCTTCCCGCAGCTCGAAGACCAGATGTGCACGTGGGTGCCTGGGGCGACTGATAGCCCGGATCGGATGGATGCGCTGGTCTATGCCCTGACTGAGTTAATGCTCGGTGATTTGTACAGCGGCCACGCGGCTCCGCAGTCAGTGCCGCTTGAAGAAAGTGAGTGAGGTTGGTGATGAAGTACCTGATTTGGATTCCCCTGCTGTGCTTGTTGCTGCTGCCTGTCCCAAGGCCGGAGGCGCATGCTTGCTGTCACGTGAAGCTGGCTGTACAGGATGATCCGCCAGAGCACGCTTGTAGCACGCGGCCGAAAGGCCAAGAGGTGAACTGCAAATGCAAGCGTGAGTGTAACGATGAAGGTCGGCGTGCACCTGCGCCGGGTGGCAAGGCCGAATGTCAGGCCTGGTGTCACGAGAAGTTTTGTTTGTGTCATCCGCCGTGTGTGATCGATTGATCACGGTGGTAGAGAGTCAAGTTAGGGAAGTAACTAACCAGGGGAGGTAATCAATGTCAGTCAAAGCTAAATTCAAAGTCGATGCCATCGAACGGACGAAGTACAGTGAGAAAGAGTTACAAACGATCAAGCTCTCGCCCGTGACTTCAGGCAGCGACGAGAACAAACAGTTCTGGGCCTTCACGCCGTGCGGCTCGATCACTCTCGGCATGGTCAACGCTGAAGCTGCGTCGCAATTCGAGCTTGGCGCTGAGTACTACGTTGATTTTACGAAAGCTGAATAACTAAACAAGGAGACCTCGACTATGACTATGAAACGAAGATTGCCTGCTTTGCTTGCTTGCCTGCTGCTACTGCTGCCATCTGTTTGTTTTGCTCAAGTAACTAAACCGGCTCACTCTGAATTCACGGCGCCGGTCGAAAGAGTCATCGACGGCGATACGATCGTGGTTACTCACCACGGCCACTCCGAGCACATCCGCCTCTATGGCGTGGACTGCCCGGAGAGGAGAGGCGATCAGCCTTTCAATGCCGAAGCGACGGCCCTGACGCAGCAACTGGTGATGGGCCAGGACGTCCAGATCAAGGCCAGGGGCAAAGACATCTATGGGCGGACGGTAGCTGAGGTTGTTACTGGCTCCGGCAAGAGTGTCTCGGCTGAACTCGTCAAAGCCGGCCTGGCCTGGTACTACCGGCCGCGGGCGCGGGCGCCCGAGATTGCGAAGCTCGAAGCTGAAGCCAAAGCGGCGAAGCTGGGCTTGTGGGCGGAGGCTAATCCCACGGCGCCATGGATCTGGCGAAAGCTTCACCACGGTGGGAAGTAATCGGAGCTGAGTAAAGAACCTGATGCCACCTATCCCCCAGGAATTAGGCTCGACTGGCTTGCAGCGCTATGGCGGCTGGCTGGGCGAGGAGTTCCTGCCTCAGCTTCAGGGCCGGCGCGGCGTCAAGATCTATCGCGAGATGTCGGATAACGATCCGACCATCGGAGCGCTCCTCTTCGTCATCGACATGTTCACGCGTCGTGTGACGTGGCAGGCCAAACCTGAAAGCGAGTCGTTCACTGAAGACAAGAAGGCGGCTGATTTCGTCACCAGTTGTATAGGGGATATGTCCCACTCGTGGCCGGACTTCATCAGTGAGGCATCATCAAAGCTGCGCTATGGCTGGTCGCTGCATGAGATCTGCTACAAGCAGCGCGCTGGCGACAACCGCAACCCGGCGCTCGCGAGTAAGTTCTCTGACGGCCTCTATGGGTGGAAGAAACTCCCGATCCGCGGGCAAGACACATTGTGGGAATGGAAGTTCGACGACAACGAAGACGAAGTGGTGGCGATGGAGCAGTGGAACCCCTACGCCTCATCGGGCCGCACCCGCGCCACGATTCCCCTCTCTCAGTCGCTACTCTTCCGGACCTCGACCTATAAGAACAATCCGGAGGGCCGGAGCATCCTGCGGAATGCCTATCGGCCGTGGCTCTTCAAGAAGCGCATCGAAGAGTTGGAAGGCATCGGCTATGAGCGCTGGATGGGTGGGGTGCCGATGGCTGAGGTGCCTCCGGAGTTACTCGACCCAAAAGCCTCGGCCGACGATAAAGCAACGCTCGAAGTCTACAAGAAGATCGCGACAGGCGTGCGCAGGGATAGTCGCGAAGGGATTGTCTGGCCCCTGGCGTACACCGATGGTGGCCAGAAGAAGTTTAATTTCTCGCTTCTCTCTAGCGGCGGAGGCCGGCCGATGGATGCCTCGCCGATCCTCGACCGCTTGAGTCGTGAGATTCTCTCAGTCGCTCTCGCCAGTTGGATCATGCTCGGGCATGGCGGGCGTGGTGGCACAGGCAGCTACGCCCTCTCGAACGATCAAACGAATATGTTCGAGTTAGGCATCGATGCCTGGCTCCAGATGGATGCGGCCGTGCTCAACAAGGACGCCGTGCCGCCGCTGCTGCGCCGGAATGGGATGACTGGCCGCTGCTCGCTCGTTCCTGGTCGCGTGGATCGGGTGGACCTTCAGGAGCTAGGCCTGTTCCTCTCCTACACCTCGGGCGCCGGCTTCATCACCCCTGACTTTCTGACTGAGCAGTTCCTGCGTGGCCTGGCGAAGATGCCATTCAAAGAGGGCGACGCACAGACCCCTAAGCCGGATGGGGCGACTGGGGGAGGGGGAGATGGAGCGAGGGGGAGAGGGGGCGAGGGGGCGAAGAGCAAAAATCTGAAGGCAGCAGCAATAGCAAAAGCAAGGCAATCCGACTCTGGTTTGTGGCTGCCATTCGAGAGTGCTGAGTAAAAAGTGGAAAGTCGAAAGTGGGTCTGACTTTTCACTCAGCACTCAGCACTTTCAACTGCTCGGAGGCGAAGATGGGTAAGAAGAAGACGATTGAATATCTCCAGGCGATGATGGAGAAGCTGCGCGATTACGTACCTGACTGGTTGTGGGAGCAGGCACACAGCGAAGCATTGCCCGTCTCCGGTGGGATGGCGAGATGGCGAGATACTGCTGCTTTGCCTGCTGCTGCCTACAATGATACTGAAGATACTGTCGAGAAAGCTGACGGCAGCCACTGGGTGACGATTGACGGCACGCACGTCTTGATCGGCGCCGACGGCTCGGCGACCGTGGGCGGCAAGCGCATTCAGCTCGGGAGCGGCGAGGGCGGGCTGGAGATCCTCGGCGGCCTGCCCAAAGGTCGGGAAAATAATTCGAGCGGCGAGACCGGCCCGGACAAAAAGGCCGAGCGGAAGAAAGAGAAGAAGATGTCCGGCCGCGGCGGTGGTGGCGCTAAAGGTGGTGGGGGCGGCGGCGGCGGCGGCAAAGGTGGGGGCAAAAAGAAGGACAACAAAGGCACGACGATCAATATCGGCGGTGGCAAGGGCTCATCCGGCTCCCCCGGCTCTTCAGGCGCCGGTCGTGGGGGAACCGGTGGAGGCAGTGGTGGGAGCGGTAGCGGCGGCGGTGGGAGCACGGGCGATGACAAGATGCCCCACGACAAACAGATCAAGCCCAAAAAAGAGAAGAAAGAGAAGCAGCCCAAGCCGCGCGGAGCCAGGGGCAAAACTAAAGATGAGGCCCGCCGCCACGTCGATGACGCCCGGCAGCAGGGATTACACGGCCGCGTCATCGTGCCTTCAGAGGGCGGCGACTGGGTGGCTCATCCTGGATCGGATGAGCCCGAGTTCACCCCGCACGTCAAGAAATCGGCCGAACTCGACGGATTTGACGAGGGCGCCGACGGGGATCTTTTCGATTTCATCGAGAAGTTCAACCACAATCACGATGAATTGGGGCTCTTCGCGGCTGGCGAAGGCGGCGCAGGCGGCCAGTCGCGGCAGCGTGGGAAGAGTGAAGCAGCCATGCACGAGGGTGATCACGTCGTCCAGGCCAAGACGCTGAAAGACCCTGAGCAAGCCCTCAAGCTGGCGATGCGGCACTATAACTCCGGACAGATGAAGGCGGAGGACCGCGGCATCCTGGTCAATAACCCGGATGACACCTATCACTACTTTACGCGCGCCGAACTTGCGCGGGAAGCGGCGCGGCGCTCGGATGCGAATGCCGAGATGGAGCGACAGCGTGCCGCTGGGCCGAAATACGACAAGGCGCCGGGCTACCATCAGTCTGGGCAAGATGCATTCGGGGCGGCGCTGGAACACTACAAAACAGGCGACCGCAACAAGCCGGTGATCGTCTTTCATCCGCCGTCGAAGTCGAGTGGCAAACAGTTCACGGTCTACAGCGTCTCGGCGATGGAGCAGGCCATCAAGCGGTCGGTCTATAAGGCAGTCGAAGGACGAAAGGTGGAAAGCGAAAGTATGGGTTTGGCTCTTTCTCCTGGGGCCAGATTGTGGTTGGAGAAGTTCAATGGGTTTGCCACCCGTCCGGGAACGCAGGCATTAAGCTCTCAGACCCGTTTGTGGCTCGAAAAATATAACCACAACCATGATGAGCGTGGTCGATTCGCTGAAGGCGAAGGTGGCTCGGGCGGGGGACAAAGTGGTGGAGGTAGCCGAGAGGCCCGCTCTCATTTAATGACTGAGAGCGAGCGGGAGCGGGCCTCTCAGTCCGATGCCCAGGGCAATCTGGTGGTTGAGAGCAAATCGGCGAAGACTGAAGAGCAGGCCAAACGCGAGGCCATCGCCGCCGCCCGCAACGGGCAACTCAAAGATGACCATGACGGGATCGTCGTCTACGGTCCCGACTCCGACAAAAACCCGGACCAGGCCTGGCACTTCTCGCATGATGAGATCGATCAAGCAATTTCAGCGAGCGAGGCCAAAAATGGCCACAGCAAAGTGACGGCCTCGAATGCTGAACACTGGCTCAATCGAGCCGAGAAGGTCGGTGACAAAGAAGCGGCCGACACGATCAGGCAGGCCATCGAGGGGAAAGACTTTCACCCCTCGAATGTGATTTCGGCCTCGGCCGCAGCGCGCCGTATTGAGCGGACTGAAAGACTGCGGCAGGCTCAAACCATTAAAAAATCCGCTGATTGGCTCGAAAAGTTCAACCACAACCACGGCTCTGATGGGCGCTTCAGTGAAGGTCAGGGCGGCGGCGATTTGCCAGCGATGAAGCCCAAGCCGAAGGGGCCGACCGAAGCCGAGCGTCGCCAGGCGGCCGGCGCCGGGAAGAACATCTATCAGGTGGATAAAGTCGCCGCCAACCGTCAGGAGGCGATCAAGCTCGCGCAAGAGGCACGGGGCCGGAAACTCCAAACGGCGAAGGCCCTGAGGCAAGCGGTGATCGGCCCCGTGGTGGAGATGGGCCAGGCGGTGGCGCGCGGTGAGGGACTCGAAGGGGCGCTTAAAGAGTTCGTCAAGCCGCCGTTTGAGAATGCCGGGCCGGCGGGAGATAAAGAGATCGTCGTCTTTGGGAAAGATGGCTACTGGAGTTTCCCGCCCTTGGACGGCTCCGGTCTCTTCGACTCGGACCAGGATCCCAAGTTCTATAACTATGCGGGGCGGGAGCTCGTCAAACCTTACGGCCCGACGGTCTACAACGAGAACCCTGGGGCTGGCGGACTCGACGCGCTCAACTACCGGCAGACGTCGGATGGCGGATGGGTCCACGTCGACAGCCTCCGAGACTGGGAGCAGCAGCCGGACGGCACCTGGAAGCGCAAGAAGCCATTCCTCCAGGGATGGGAGCCGCGCAAGGTCGAGAAAGCTGAGTGGTCCACCGCTTATCAGAATGATTTGAATGATTCGTGCTTTTTGTACCTCGAGCCGGGCGGCGAAAAAGACGAAGAGCACAAGACCACTCCACGCAGCTTGCGTCACTTCCCTGTCCGTGACGCCGAAGGGAAGCTCGACCTCCCGCACCTGCGCAACGCTATCGCTCGCATCCTGCAGAGCAACCTGGGCGATGAATTGAAGGCGACACTTCAGGCGCGTGCGCGCCGCCTGCTGGAGCGTGAAACAGCGCGGCGTGAGATGATCCAAAAGTACAACCATCAGCATGATGAGCGCGGCCGCTTTGCCAGTGGTGAAGGTGGTAGCCCAGCACAGCAGGGCAAAGATTTGCGCCCGGTGCCGGGTGGACGCGCGGCGGTTCTGACCCGTCCGCCGGCGACTGATGCGCAGCGGAAATTGGCGGCCAGCGTGCCCAATGGTCAGGGGGCGGCTGAGTCCAAGCACCTGGCGCATACTCGACAGGAAGCAGAACAGATCGCCAACCTCCAGCGCAAACTGGGCAACGCCTGGGAACATCGGAAGTCTTGGGAGGGTCATGACATCGTGACTGACCTCGGGCCGATTGCGGCTGGCGCCATCGCTGGCGGAGCGGCCGGCAGTTTCATCAACCCCAATCTGATTCGGGCCGTCCCCGGCGTCGATGCGCTGGCGATGCAGGCTGTCAGGACGGCCGAGCAAGGGGCCCTGTTCAGCGATCTGCTGTATGGGATAACCGCAGCCGGGAAGGTGGGCGCAACCGGGGCTGGGGCGGGCGCCGGCGTCCTCGCCTCTCAGGCCCTGGCCGGATCCCCTCAAAGGCAGAACCCATTTGCCAAGCCTGATCAGTCGATCATCGTCTATGGCTCGGATGGCTTCTGGGTCTTTCCCCCCAAGCCGCACACGCTCACTAATGCCAGCGATAACGGTGTGGCGACCTACTATGACTTTCGCGGCGGGGGGAAACGTGCGCCGCGTTCTCAGGAACCGGGTGCGCCCCTCCTGACAGCCCCATCGTTGATGGATACTGTGAACGCCCGCAGCCCCAAGCATCCACCGACACCCTCGCCCCACCCGACGCCAGCCCCGGTGAGGAAAAGCGATGGGGCGCTCAGAGAATGGCTGGAGAAATACAACCACAATCATGGGCCCGATGGAAAGTTCTCTGAAGGCTCAGGCGGCGGCCAGTCCAGACCGACAGTCCATGTCAAAGATGCGAATGGGAACTGGCACAAAGTTGAGCCGAAGAAAAAGGGGCGGAGGAAAAAGGCGACACCGCCTGAAGAGCGCTCAGGCAATCTCAAGCGCTCGGCGGAGACCGGCGATTGGGTAGCGCCCCCCTCCAAGACTCCGCCTGAAGGCCCGCCACCAAACATCAAAGCGGATGAAGGGCGATGGGTGCAGGTGGATCCTAACTGGAAAGGCGGTAGACTGCACAAGGACTATCGACCTGGGAGCTGGTTCTGGCTCTTTTACCCGCTCCCGGCCAAGATCCGCAAGTCGGCCGACTTCATCGACGTCTCTAAGTGGGACCTCGGCGAAAAGAGCGTGGCGATCTGTTTGTCGATTCCGCGTGATATGGCCGACGCGGTAGCCATCACCGGCGGCGAGAAGCCCGAGGACCTGCACCTGACGCTCGTCTACCTCGGCGACCTCTCGGCCGTCTGGGACAACGGCGAACTGCAGCGCAAGCTCGTGGACGCTCTCTGGGATGTGGCGCGCGGGTATGCCCCGCTCAAGGCCCACATCTCAGGCTATGGTGTGTTTGGCGCGACGTCTGACCTCGATGCAGATGGTGAGGACTCGGGCGTTGAAGAGACGGGAGAGACGGCTGAGGATCAGGAGCGCGTGCTCTATCTGACGCTCGATGTACCCGGTCTCTCGCGCTTCCAGGATTATCTGGCTGGCTCTCTCCAGTGGGGCGCCGGTCTCAAGAGTCCGAGCGAGCATGGCTTTCAGCCGCATGTCACGCTCGCCTACCTTGAGCCCGGCCAGGACCCGGCCCAGTGGGACCTGGAATTCCCCGAGTTGGAGTTTGAACTGGGAGACATCGCGCTCTGGGTCAATGACTCGCGCGTGGTCTTTCCGCTGATGGGTGAGCAGGTCTTCAAAGCCGACCCTGTGGAGGAAGCCCCGGCCGAGCTCGACGATAGTGGCGAGGCCGCCGGCGACTACTGGCTGTGGGAGATCGATGTTCCCTCGACCAAGCCTTGCCCCTTCTGCCAGATCATGAGCTACCGGCAAGAGATCACCAAAGCCGGCGAGCACCCCCGGCAGCTCAAGGCTCCGCAGTCTCTGTGTTACGCCAACGACTATGGCAAGAACCGCTGTACCTGCCGGCTGGTGATGTCGCCGATTCCGGCTGATTATGGCGAGGCGATGGGCGGGGTCGGGGCTTACGGCTACCTGACACACGGCGATCCGGGGCTGACCCTCTCGGACTTCCCGGCGCAGGGCGGGCGGAAGAAGAAGGTGAAGAAGGGCGACGGGGAGACGGGGCGACTGGGCGACGGGGCGACCACGATTCTGAAGATGGATCGAGCGCGGCAGATCGTCTATTCGGTAGTGCTTGAGCCTGACACCTTGGACACGCAGGACGACCTGATCAGCGCCGATGAGATTGAGAAAGCGTGCCATTACTACCTGTCGACTGCCCGGGTGGTGAAGGACTACCACGGTAAGTTCAACCCCGGGCCAGCCGCCGTCGAAGTCATCGAAAACTTCATCGCCCCTTGTGATTTCGAGGTCGATGGCCCGTATGGCAGACAGAAGGTGATTAAGGGCTCATGGGTGATGGGTGTTCATGTCTCCGACCCCGTGTTATGGCAGAAAGTCGAGCGCGGCGAATACACCGGCTTTTCAGTTGGAGGGACGGGCGTGCGGGAGGTGATAGCAGCGTGAGTAGTCAGAGCGGCAATGGAATAAGCCTGACCGGCATTATCACTGAGGCGATCACGGCGGAGCTCGGGCGGCGCTCGGCCGAGATCGATGCGACCGCGGGCTTGCGCTGTGTGACAGTCATCGTCCAACTCAATGAGCGGACGGGGAAGCCGCGGACGGTGTTGTTTCGGTCCGAATCGAAGAGTGAGCTACCCAGGTAGTTGCTTGCTTTGCTTTTGCCTTTGCTGCTGCCGCCCATTCTATGGTAGGATTGCCCGGTTGAAAGACGCATACCGGCTCTAAGCTGCCGGAGAGATTAGTAGAGGCAGCCATCTTTTCCTGCGAGGGGGAAGGTGGCTGCCTTTTCTATTTCTCCCCCTCGCAGTCTTGGTGGAGCGCGTTGCCCAATCGGCTTTCCAACCTGCTGCCTGCTGAAGTCTCCTTAGTGCCTCGGCCTGCTATCCGTAGAGTCTTCCTGATTAAAAAAGCCGACGACGAAACTCCACATATCGAAAGCGAGGATGAGATGCCGAGCTATGAGCTGGTGCTGAAAGCCGATGGCACGCCCGATTACGACAAGCTGCCGGAGGAGCTTGTCCCCATTGTCAAGGCCTCATTTCAGATGGGGACCAAGACCAAGCCCTTGCCTTCCGACTTTGAGGAGGTCCTCAAGGCTGAGCGCGATGAGCGAGCCAAGTTGGAGGGCGTGATCAAGGTCGAACAGGAGAAGCGTGAGCTGATCGAGAAGAACCTGGCTGAAGAGCGTGAGCAGCGAGTCACGCGCGAATGGATCGCCAAAGCCGCGGCCTACGCGGATCTGCCGACCACGGCCGCTGATTTTGGCCCCGTGCTCAAAGAAGCTGCCGAGAAACTCCAGCCTGAGACCTTCACGAAACTCGAAACCGTGCTCAAAGCCGCCAACGAAATCGCGCGCCAATCCGCTTTGCTGGGTGAATTCGGACGCATCGGCGTCGTGGGCGGCGGCGGCGATGCCTTTGAGGCCATCGAGAAGCTGGCGGACGGCCTGGTCCAGAAGAGCACGGACGGCCTGACCAAGCAGCAAGCCATCGACCGGGTGCTTAAGACTGCCGAAGGTAAGCAGCTCTATGCGCAGTATGAGCGCGAGCAGGACGAGGCTCGCCGCGCGGTCAGTTGAAAAGCAGTGGAAAGTTGAAAGTGGAAAGTGCTGAGTGGCCAGCGGGCCTGACTTTCAACTTAGCACTTTCAACTCAGCACTGAATGAACGGAGTGAATGAACTATGCCTGGTGAAGTTCCGATTCTACCAATTACGCTCGTGGCGGCGAGTGACCTCTCGGCGAAGCAGTATTACGCCATCGCGGTCGATAGCAACAGCAAGGCGGCGCTGGCCGGAGCCGGCGCCGATGCTCCAGCCATCCTCCAGAACAAACCTGAATCCGGTCGCGACGCTGAGTTGATGTTCCAGGGGATCAGCCTCGGGCAGCTCGGCGGTACCGTCGCCTCCGGTGGGAACGTGATGGTCAACTCCAGCGGCAAATTCGTGGCCGCTGATGGCACAGGGGCGGTGGTCGGCAAGTGCCTGATGGGCGGCGTGTCGGGCGAGAATCGGCCGATCTTCCTTTCGCCGCGCAACCATGACGGCCTCTATGCGGCAGATACCGCCTCGACCGACGACTACGTGATCACGCTCGCGCCGGCGCCCCCGGCTTACTACACCGGCATGACGGTCACCTTCAAAGCCGCCACCGCCAACACCGGGGCGTGCACCGTCAACGTCAACGGCCTCGGCGCCAAAGCCCTCAAGCGCGGGGTGAGCACCGACCCCGGCGACAACTTCATCAAGGTTGGATCTATCGTCGTCGCCGTCTATGACGGCACGAATTTTCAAATGATCCAACCCGCCGCGCAATAGGGCAGTCGAAAGTTGAAAGTCAAAAGTGCTGAGTGGCTCTCGGTCTCGACTTTCTACTCAGCACTTTTGACTCAGCACTGTGAACGAACGAAAGTGAGTGAGAGAGTATGCCTGGTCCAACTCGGAGTGACATTCATGTAAACGCGCCTTTGACGAACATCCTGGTGGCGTATATGCAGGCTGCGGAAAACTTCATCGCGCACCAGGTCTTTCCCATTGTGCCGGTCGCGAAGCAATCGGACCGGTACTTCAAGTACGGGAAAGATGATTGGTTCCGGGATGAGGCGGAGGTCAGAGCGCCTGGCACTGAAAGCGCGGGCAGCGGCTGGGACGTGGACAACACACCCAACTACTATTGCGATCCTTACGCCATCCATAAGGATGTGTCCGAACAGGACCTGCAGAACCAGGACAACCCGATTGACCTGGATCGCGACTCGACGGCCTTTGTGGGACAGAAGATCCTGCTGCGCCGTGAGAGGAAGTGGGCGTCGCAATTCTTTGGTACCTCGATCTGGGGCAACACCGATCAGACGGGCGTCTCCAGCGGCCCGGGTGCGAATCAGTTTGTGCAGTGGGATCAGGCATCGAGCGATCCGATCTCGATCGTCAAGGACCGCTGCCTCCAGATCATGAGCGTGACCGGCTATAAGCCCAACGTCTTCATCCCCAGCCCTCGCGTCTGGCGCGTGCTCGAGGATCACGCGTTGATCATTGATCGCATCAAGTACAACGGGACGCCCGGCGCCCCGGCCATCGTCACTCCGCAAGCCGTCGCGGCATTATTCGGCGTGAACAAAGTCCTGATCCCGGGAGCGGTTGTTAACACGGCGGCCAAGGGTGCGACGGCCGTGGTCGATTTCATCTTTGGCAAAGGGGCGCTGCTGGCTTACGCCAATCCGGCGCCGTCGATCCTGATGCCCTCGGCCGGCTACACCTTTCTCTGGACCGGGTTGTATGGCGGCGAAGACGGCTACCGGGTCACCAAGTGGTGGGAGCAGAGGATCAAGAGCTACCGGATCGAAGGTGAGACTGGCTTCGACCATAAGGTGGTGGCGAGCGATATGGGGCAATTCTTCGATCAGTGTATCGCTTAAGCAGTAGGCAGAGGGCGGTAGGTAGTAGGCAGAATGAGGAAGTGATGTACCTGGCGAAAAGACAGATCAAAGTCGGCGATGAGGTGAGACCTGCTGGCGCTCCGGTGCCCGAGGCCGCCGAGTGGCCTGATCGCATCCTCCAGCCGCTGCTGCGGGGCGGCTTTCTCGAAGCGCGAAAAGAATCGCCCGCTGCTGTTGCTCCAGCATCGCCGGAAGTGAAGAGCGCGGCCGTGGCTGCCAAGAAGAAAAGGAAAGAGACGTCATGAAGAGAAAGATTGCTGCAACCTTGCTTGCCTTGCTGCTGCTGGCCTCAATCGGTTGGAGCTATCAGACCGCGTTTATTATCCAAGAGCAGGATGGCGTGCCGACCTATCGCGTGCCGCGGGGCTTGCGCTTCCCGAATGGCTCGCTGACTGGTGATGTTAATGGCGTGGTCACCGTTGCCTATCCGGTCGGCGGGATCACCGGCACGCTGCCGGTGGCCAATGGCGGGACGAATGCTTCTTCAGCCGGGATCACGGCCTTCAACAACATCACCGGCTACACTGTTGCGGGTGCGACGGGTACGACGTCGACTAACCTCGTCTTCTCGACTTCGCCGACTCTGGTGACGCCTGTTTTGGGCGCTGCTACCGGCACATCGCTGGCGCTTGGAGGCGCGACGCTGGGCAGCAATGCGCTGGCGGTCACCGGGCATCTGCTGCTTGAAGGCGTGACCAGCGCTGGAGCCACGGGCACAAACAATCTCGTCTTTTCCACTTCGCCGACGCTGGTGACTCCAACGCTCGGAGCGGCCAGTAGCACCTCGATCAATAACAGCGGCGGGATCACCACCGCCACGCTCAACTACTTCACTGATGCCGGCTCGACTGATGACTACGTGGCCACCTTGAGCCCGGCGGCGACGGCCTACACCACCGGCATGATGGTCACCTTCAAGGCCAACACGGCGAATACCGGCGCCTGCACCGTCAACGTCAATGGCCTGGGGGCCAAAGCCCTCAAGCGCGGCGTGAGCACAGACCCGGCGGACAACTTCATCAAAGCTGGCTCCATCGTGGTCGCCGTCTACGACGGGACCAACTTCCAGATGATCCAGCCGGCGGCGCAATAGCGCGCTGCGCGCGCGCCAGGAGCAAAGCGTGGATGAGCTGGTCTTATGACACTTCCCTCCTAACTGACCGCGACAAAGTCCGGTTCTTCATCGGTGACGTCGACACCGGCCATCAGATTCTAAGCAATGAAGAAGTGACGGCGGCGCTCTCGCTTGAACCGCGCGTCGAGTTCGCTGCTGCGCGGTGCTGTGAGTCCATCGCCGCCCGGCAGAACACTTTTTCGGATGACGGGAGCGGCGAGATCGCCAAACGCTACCTGGGCCTGGCGAAAGATCTGCGGCAGCGCGGGCAGATCAGCGCGGCTCAGCCTTACGCCGGCGGCATCTCCGCTTCGGACAATGACGCCATCGACTCAGACACTGACCGGCCGGATCAATACTTCAAAGTCGGGATGATGGACAACCCTGGTGCTGTCAATCCGAATGATCCAAGGAGGAGGTGAGATGGTCAACCAACACGCCCACGTCCTGGTCGACGCTAACGGCCATCCGGTGATTCCGAAGTTCGCCGCCATCGCCGCGGCGACGAGTGGCAACAACACCCTGGTTGGATTAGTGAGCGGCAAAAAGATTCGCGTCCTCGCCTTGTTCATCCTGGCCGGGGCCGCCGGCAACATCTACTTCGAATCGACCGCCGGCGGCACGGTCATCTTTGGGGGCTCGACCAACAAGATTCAGTTGGCCGCGAATGGCGGCTTTGTGCTGCCCTTCAATCCGGTGGGGTGGTTTGAGACCGTGGTCGGGGAGTTGCTGAACATGAACGCTTCATCGACCGGGCCTTTTTCAGGCGGCCTGGTCTACGTCGAAATATAGTGGAGGTGTAGATGTCGCTTCCCTTACTCGGCGCCGGAAAATCATCGCCCTCTGCGCCGGCCGCGCCGACCAGACTTTACTTCAGCGACACCGGGACGCCGGGGATCTCGCCCGCGGTCGATGCCGGATGGGCCAGTTTTCTCAACCTCATTCGCCGCTCGCTGCTCTCGGCTAAAAGCGGCGGAGAAGGTTTTACGAGCTTGCTGCCTGGTCAGGTCGGGGTCACGCCGCGCTGCCACCTGCAAGCCATTAGCGCCCCGCTCGCCGCGCAAACCATCTCGGGGACGATCAAGCTTCAAATGCGGACGCGGTTCATCACTGGCTCACCGACCTCGCAACAAGGCGCCCGTGTCCTCTCCGGCGATGGGACGATCGTCAGAGGAACGCTGCTCGCGGTCGGTCAATATGGCCCGGCGACGACCTACGCGGCCTCGCTGCGGAACAAAACCTTTGCCGATGGCGACGCCCTCACGCCGGTCGTGTGTCAGGCTGGGGACGTGCTGGTTGTCGAAGTCGGACACGACAGCGCGGGCCTTCATCGCGAGATGATCGAGATTGGCGCCCCCTCTGGCACGGCGGATTTACCTGAAGACGAGGTCGAGGCGACGCAGCTCGTGCCCTGGGTCGAATTCAGCGCCTCGTTGGTCTTTCAATAATGGCGATGATCACGGTCTACACCTATCGCACCGGCGGCGGCAAGAGTTGCCCCGTGTGCGCAAGCTGGGACGGAGCCGAGTCAGAGATGGAGGAGGAGTTGCCGGGCGCGCCCAACCCGGACTGTCTGAGCGGCGGCAAATGCCATTGCCGGATCGAGCAGATGGAGAAGGATGACGGAGAGGATGATGATGGCGACGATGATGACGACGATGACGGGGATGGAGATGGAGATGGGGGCGATGGCGGCGGCGATGGCGGTGGAGGAGACTCCAGCTATTACTACTATGGCGACCCCGAGTGAAGGAGCAAGTGCTGAGTTGAAAGTGCTGAGTCCTACTTTCTACTCAGCACTTTCAACTCAGCACTTTCAACTTTTGAATGCTTATCGTCGAACCTGACAACCTGGCCCTCGGCCCGACGCTTCGGCGGATCGCTCGCCTGGGATTCATCCCCCGCTCGGAGCGTGAATATGTCCGTGCCTCCGGCCGCGTCTCGCCCTGGGCGATGGATCTGAGAATCCCACTCTCACGCTCCGAATTGCTGCGCCCTGTGGCGGCGGAAATGGCCCGACTGCTCGCTGAGCGCGGAGTCAGACAGGTCGCCGGCTACGGCTACGGCTCGTTCTTTCTCATCTCCGCCCTGCTCTCGGCCGGCGAGTTGACCGGCGGGCTCGTCCGACCCGAGCGGAAAGCTTATGGCTACCGGAAGCTGATCGAGGGCTCGCTGGATCCCGCGAGACCGGTCTGGCTGGTCGATGACTTGCTCTCCGGCGGCCACACTGCCGCCGCCGCCGTTGCTGCTCTGAGGTCTGAAGGTTTCAATCCAACTGGCTTGCTCGTGATGTTTCGTTTCGGGTGGAAGCGCATGACGCAGGCGAGGCGGCTCAGGCGGCTGAACCTGGAGGCCCTCTCACTTGGCTCGCTCTATCGCGGGCCGGCAATCCAGGAACTGGAGCGCGTTGAAATCGGCCCCGGCGAAGGCGGGATTATGCCGGGCCGGACTGGGGCCTTGAGTGATGGCGGAAGTCTCTCCCTGGTGGCGGATGAGCTGGGGATCGGTCAGGCCGTACTCCCGGTAGCCGAGCGCGAGTAGATGATGGCGCAGAAAAAGATCGCCGCGATGCTTCCCCCACTTGCGATGGGGTGAGAAGTCGGCGCCGGCCAGCTCGAGCGCCGTGCGGCGAGGCAGCAGACAGGCTTGAGTGTAAATAAAGAACTTCATGGGCAGCCGGATCAGGCGCGGCGCGGCCGAGAGTGGGATGCGAGGATCGAAGAAGCTCACCACTGGCCAGGTGTCCGGCAGATCCAACCGGTGGCAGAGCGAGATCAGGTTTTGGCACGGCAGGATATCGTCCTCGCAATAGAGCAGCCGGTCGAGTTTCGAGTGGACGAAGACGCGCAGAATCTCCCACATCATCCGGCGGGTGCCGAGCGGTTCAGGGTGAGCGGTCCCCAGCGTCCAGGCGGCTGGAATCTCCGGCCGGTAGCCGTTGGCAAAGACGAGCGGCGCCGTCTCGGGGCGCAATTGCGGGGTGAGCGCCTCAAGCGTTGGGCCGAGATAGCTCAGCCCCGCGGGCCGGGGAGAGGTCAGGATGGAGATCATCAAGCTCATCTGAGTAGTAAGCAGTAAGCAGTAGGCAGTAAGCAGTGAGGAGGTTGTTCCGTCAACTGCCTACTGCCTACTGCCTACTGCCTACCGATTTTAGCATGCCGACAGTCGGACTGGATTGCGATTTCACTTTGCAGCACGCGGGCGTGAACGGCGGCGTGGCGGTGGGCTTTGTGCTGCGCCCCGACACACGGCGCGGAGGAACCTTGAAGATCGAGCGCTCTGTCTACCTCCAGGCGGATGGGACCTATACCCCTCGCTTCAAGATCAGCGGGCAATTGTGGTTCTCAGACACCGCGAAGAATCCGAATGGCACCGTTCACACGCCGGGCCGGGATGCGATGTACGCGCTCTATCAGGCGTTCCTGGCCGCTCACACCGGGATCACCCTGACTTGCTCGGGCGGCACTTTCACCGGACTGCATGCGACCATGCAAACCTCTTTCGAGTATCTGGGCCGCCGGCGCTGGGATATCTCGATGATCCTGAACAATGGAAACTATCTGGAGTTCACCCAGCTCGTCGGTCCCTGGGGCGTGCCATATGCTTCGGCGCTGCTCTATCGGTATGGTGGTTATAGCGCGACCACGATTTCATCGATCTGGCTCGAGGTGAGCAGCCCGGGCGCGAGCCCCTTGACGATCTTCCCGACGGCGAATAAGTCGGTCGGGATCGCGGCGCGGATCAGGGTCCCAGCCGCGGCCGATGTGGGCCGCGGCGACATCCTCAAGCCTGCCGGCACGACCCGCTATTTTCTGGTCCAGCAGATGATCCCGGCCTCGGATGCTCAAGTTTGCCTGTGCAGCGAGATTCTGCCGCCGCTGCCGGATGAGTTCGATTACCAGGCCGGCCCGGAGACGTTCTGGAGCTACTCGGGGCCATTCTTCGCCAATAACCCGGCCGGCGCTGGTCTGATGAGGTGCGACCCGAACCCGACGACGGTGGCCGGCGCTTCAGCCTGGCTCTATCAGACGCTCCCAGGCGGGCCGCGTGGGAATGACTTCGACATCTGGTGCAAGGTCTCGGTCCCGGTGGGCGGGGCCGGGGTCACCTACTATGGGTTGCTGGGGGCGCGCAAGTTCGGCTCCGATCTGGTGGATAATCTGGGCGTCTGGGTGACGCTCTATGGCAATGGGACGCTCCAGACCGCCAGGATCGACCAGTATGGCAATAACACGCAGAACCTCGGCGCGGCCGGACCGAACGCCTCATATCTGCGCATCCGGCGGACCTCCACGACCTTCTATTGTTACTACTCGGCCTCAACCTCTGACCCGGTCGATGACTCGGAATGGGTGGAATTGGCTCAGCCGGCCAACCTGACGCTGCTTGATCTGACTCAGGACCTGCGGGTTGGAGTGGGCGGCTACCGGGTGGGTGGGGTGGGCTTCAACTACATCAACTTTAGCTTCTTTCGGAATTGGGTCATGAAGCGAAACTACTAAGAATCAGTGCTGAGTGCTGTGTTGGAAGTTGAAAGTAACTCGGACTTTTAACTCAGCACTTTTTACTGAGCACTGATTTGAGAGGTGAACAAATGAAAAGATGGCTGCTCGTGTTGCTGACGCTCTGCTGTGTGGCAGCGGCTGCCGTCCAAGTCGATGTACCTTTGCGCATCAGTGAGCCGGATGGCTCGCCTGATGTCGCGAGCGTGCGCTGGTTGAAGTTTCCGAATGGAAGCCTGAGTCACTCGGAAGGCGTGGTGACCGTCTCCTCGACGGCCTGTGCGACTTGCGTGCAGACCACAGACACAGGCACCGTGACCAACACGATGCTGGCTAACTCCTCGGTGACGGTGACGGCTGGCAGCGGGCTCTCCGGCGGAGGCAGTGTTTCACTGGGCTCATCCATCACGCTCACGAATGCGGGCGTGACTTCGGTCGGCCTATCGCTCCCCTCGATCTTCACCGTCTCCGGCTCGCCGGTGACAACCACCGGGACACTCACCGGAACGCTTGCGAGCCAGAGCGCGGGCACCGTCCTGGCCGGCCCGAGCTCGGGCGGCGCTGCCTCGCCCACCTTCAGAGCCCTGGCTCAAGCTGATCTCCCTCAGATGGATGGGGTCCGGGTGTACAACTCGGCTGACCTCTCGATCAACAATGATTCGTTCACGGTGCTGACGTTCGATAGTGAACGGTATGACCGGGGCAATCTCCATTCAACTAGCTCGCTGACCAGCCGGCTCACTGCTGCTCGCGCGGGTATTTACCCGATCACCGGGCACATCCGTTTTGCCGGGAACGCCGCCGGTGTCCGCTATCTAGGAGTCCTGCTCAATGGCGCGACCGTGATCGCTCAGCAGGGGGCGCTGAATGCCGCCGGCTCAGCCGACATTCTCTCCGTCTCGACGCTCTACTACCTCAATGCCGGGGATTACGTCGAGTTGCAGGCCTACCAGAATTCGGGCGGGTTGCTGAGTGTCACCGCGACCGGCAATAAATCCCCTGAATTCGCGATGCAATGGATGGGACCATGACCTGTGATCCGGAAGATACCCTGCTCTCGATGAAGGTCATGCGCGATGCGCGTGATCACGGGATTGATGCCGACCGACTGCGCGAGATCGTGGTGCTGGTTGGTGGATGTAGGGCGAAACTCGCCTCTCTCTCGGCCGAGCAGAAGCGGATGGTGGCGCGCCGGTGTCTGCTCGAAGCTTTGGAGCGGGAAATCAGTGCTGAGTGCTGAGTTGAAAAGTAGAAAGTGTTCTTCACTCAGCACTTTCTGCTTTCAACTGCTTTTGCTGCTGCTGCCAACTGAAAATTATTCGCTCTCCCTGGCCGATTTTCCCCGCGATTTTGCGACTATACATGGTGAGGATGCAAATCCTGCCACCTCGGCCGGGCCGGGGTAGGGACTGGCTGGCAACCGGAGGTGGTGTATGCCGGCTCCCGTCCCGGCCCGATCAGACCTCTTTACTTCTGGCGGGGCGTGTCGTGGTTACTTTCGCGGCGGCGCCTGAAGATCGAGAGCTTCCACTGGAACTTTAATTGGGTCCAGCGTCCCGAACTGGCCTTCATACCCGGCGCCACATTCCGGGCATTGCCCTCCTGTTCGATACCACTCCGGGTATTGGGGGAAATAAATGGGCGGACTGCTCTTCTGGCACCTGAGCAGTTCGGTGCATGAATTGCATTTCGATTCCATGGGTTAGCCTCCAACTGGCGCCTCTCCCGCGAGCAGCGCCCGCAGCTCGTCGCTGAATCTGCTTTCGTGGCACATCTCGCCCATCACTCGGAAGCCCAAGGCGCGATGCTCAAGATTTCCCGGTGATCCCCCATCGCCGGAAGTGGCGAGCGGCGCCGGCAACGCGGCGTCATGGAAATGTGCGTCGGCGCTGGTCGCCGAGCCAGGTCCTGTCACAGTCAGCCTTGGCTGCTTCCGCCTCCGCTCCAACCTCTTTCGGCAAGCCGGCGTGGCCGAGACTTGCCATCCGGTCACAACCCGTCCACAGTTGCAGATGCAGAGCCTGACCGAGTGTGACGGCGCAGCGGCCAGGATCGCCTGGGCGATCACACGCGCGACGGGGATCGGGACCCCATTGCCCACCGCGGCGTATTTGGCGGCGATGGAGAGGCCGGGAAGCGTGAACCCACGTGGCAGCCCCTGGAGTTCGCAGAAATCAGCGAATGAGCGGCGATTCTTCCTTTCACCTTCTCTAGCCAGGCAGATCGGCTGTGACTCGGCGACCGCCGGGACTCCTCGAGGGATCACGAGCACCTGGCTGTCACGGCTGCCGAATTGGAAGTGCCGAAGCCGTGACTGCGCAGCGCCGCACTCGCGCGCATTCAGATCGAAGCGTTGCACGTGGTAGCCGGGGACGGCGATGTCGGGGACGCGGGGGACGTTCTCCAAAAGAAACCATGAGGGCTGGGCCTCCTCGACGACGCGGCAGAATTCTGTGAGCATCCGGAGACTGTGACCCGACGGCGGGTCACGGCGCGCTGAGCTGAAGTCGGCACAGGGTGAGCCCCCGATCACCCCATCGAAGCGGCCACAAGGGACGTGAAAGGTCTCAATGTCGCCGCCCCATAACAGGTCTGGCCCGCGGACGACTGAGAAGCCTTCAGCCTCAAATCCCCGGCCCAAGAGGTCGATTCCTGGAAAAATGGAGAGGATCAGATTCACTTTCTTTGCTCGGCTGGGGATTTCATCCCTTCCGGCCCGCTGTGATCCTGGTCAGTCAGCGGGATCAATTGGATGTGTAATCCCATCGCCTGAGCTATCTCGACCATTCGTCTGCCGTGTCGCTCGCAGATAAACGACTCGTCTTTACCTGGCCAGGTGAAGCGAAAAGCCGCATCCTGATCGCACTCGGATTTCTGTCTGCAAATAATTCCAAAGCTCATCATCGATTCTCTATCTGTGATTGACCAGGCTAGCTGGGCTTGAGCTCAGTCACACGCGATCGTACCTCGTCAGAGACGACTGGGGCCGCCCGGGTGGACGTGCCATCCGTGCAAAGACGTGCTATCGCCATGAGATCGAAATGTGAACATGCTTAGCTAGCCAGAATAGTAGCAGGATCATCGGGACCGACAGACAGCCGATGGTCCAATTGAATCCGCGCTCGCTCATCAGTTTTAATCCTCTCCAAATTCGGCGAGTGGTGATCACCCCTCTTTATCTCCGGCCAGGTGATCGCCGTCGGCAGCCTCTCCGAATTCAGCGAGGGCCGCGGCGATGAGCTTGCGTCTTTCGGGCGGAGGCAGTTCTCGCCACTTGACCATCAGCCGGTTGATTTTTTTCTTGATGCGGTCTCTTTCTTTCCACCCTTTCCCGAAGTCGAGATAACGGTCGTCGTGCAAGACTGGCGGCTGAGGGTAATTCATCCACAACCATTCGGTGGCTGTCCCTCCGCCCCTCACGGTGGTTGAGAAGTGGATCGCGCGCCAGTCTTTGAGCGCTTCAGCGTAGAGCGGTGAATGGTAGCCGCTGATTGCCACTGGGCAGGGCAGCCCTCGGATGATTTCGAGCAAGCGGACGTGCTCGGCTTCGGTCAGTTCGTGCTGATAGTAGTCCCGCTCCGGATGGCGCCTCGTGGATTTCAGATAGGGGGGATCCAGATAAATGAAAGTTGGTCCACCATCGCCATCTTTGGCGAGGAGATCCAGAGCGGCGAGTTGTGGGAGCAGCACCAGCGCATCACCGTGGACGAGCTTCAGGTTTGGGATTTCATCGCCTCGCCACAACCGGAGAGTCTGCAGGTCCTTTTCGATCAGCCAGGTTTCCGCCGCCGGCCGCTTGTGGCGCGTGATCGCGCACCTTCCGCCGAAGGCACTGATGAAGCGATGCTGAGGCGGGATCTGGTTGATGATCGTGTGATAGACCCCCATTCCACCTTTGCCGCCATTGTATGACTCGCCTCTCACTATCCGGCTCACCCCTCTAGTTTCCTGACGACCTCTCCCTTGAGCTCTTCGGGAACTTCCTTCGGCTCGACCAGTTCCATCGCAAAGGCCACGCCCCAGAGCCTAAAGCTGACCGGCTTTGGCTCCCTGGTGAATCTCAGATATGACTCGATCAGAAGCTTGACAGTGAACGGATTGAGGCCGGCATCTGAAAGCATCTGCATCGTCACTTCCGGTGGGATCAGCGGCTCATCGCTCATCTCATAACCTCATTGCCTGCTTTGCCTGCTTGCTGCTGCTGCCTATCGCTCTTTGCTTGTTTGCTCTCTCGCCCACTCCTCGGCCATCTCCGCTGTGAAGCATTCGTCTCGTGAATGGAACCCGTGAGGACAGAGGCACCGATCAGGAAAGACACACGTCCAGTATTCCTCTTCGCGGTTGCGCTCCTCGACCTCATCGAGATAGTCCGCCTCGTCATCGAGCGCGGCATCTAGATCACCTTGCCAATAGTTGCCCATCCCTCACCTCTTGCCGGCGCCGCACGCCATCTCCGGCGTGGTCTACCGGTGAGCCTCTTCGATTCCGGCGTGGCCGCCGATCGTAAACTTTACAAAATCCGCCCCGATGTGCGCATCAATGAATTCGACTGTTGTTTTAGGTACTTCGCCCCGCTTTGTTTCATGAGGCTCTTTCCGTCCCTTAGCCCGACGCAGGATCTCCCTGCGCGCCATCCGCGGGGCGAAGATTTCCGGGCGCGTGTTTCTACAGGTGCTACGTACCCGTTCGGAGATTTGCTCCGACACCATAGCGCGCCCGAACTTATCAAATCAGTGCCGCAGTGCTGAGAAACAGTGCTGAGTGAAAAGTAGAAAGTCGAAAGTGGGTCCGGCTTTCAACTCAGCACTTTTCACTTTCAACTGCCGGAAGCACTTTTCACTTGCTCAGCTCTCGAAGAGGCCCCTCTGCCGCCCGTCCTTGAGGTATTTTTCGCGGACGGAATCGAAGATGTATTCGTACTCGCGCCGCACCGACCACCAGGCAGTCTCTCCGTTGTAATTCCACGCCTCGCGCGGCAATCTGTCCTTGAGTTCGCTGCGAAAATCCTCGAGCTGTCGCGGAGAACACTTGCGATAGTCCTCCGGCGTGAAGTGAAAGCCGATCCAACCCTTTTTGCTGTGGCGGTCAATGTCCATGCTCAATGAATCGTCTCTGGCGGCTCTCCGACGAATGGATGCGGCGCTTTCTTCAGGACGAATCCGCGACGGGCGGCCCCAGCTTTGATCCGCCGGATATTCTTCTTGAACGTTTCTCCGCCTGGATGATTGAGCACAAAGCAAAGCGCATCGTGGGCGGCGTGCCAGGCCTTGATAGTCTCCTCGTCGGCGCCGATCTCGACCTCGCCAGTGATGACCGCATGTAAAATATCGTGAGCTTCCTGGATCTCTTCGAGCTTGCAACTCATCCTTCTCTCCTTCAATTGTTCCGTGCCTGCCGGCGCCGCTCGTCAATCATAGCGAGGGTAGCAGCTTGCTTGGCCTGCTCGGCCCGGAGATGTGGTAGCGCCTCCTCCAAGGTCTGGAATTTGGTCGCCCCGACTTCATAGCGCCAGGTCACCTGTGGGGCGCGGCAGATCCTGCACCACGGATTGCCGACGGCGGGAATGAATTCCTTGACCCTCTGCCGGAGGTGGGACTCCAGTTCCGCGGCGCTCATCTGCTCTGACGCGGCTGCCATGATGCAGTGGCGAGATGGGCACAAGCATTGTGCGAGCAGAACGCTCATCCGATCTCCCTCGTGAGCTGGTCGATCCGCGGCCTGATTCCCTGCTCTGCTCCGCGTTCCAGCGTCCAGCGGCAGCGCTCACGGTCCACCCTTGGCCCGCCGGTCAGGAGGCCATAGAGTTTGGCGTCATCAAGCAGTAGCAGCGCGTGCGCCGCGTCTACCGCGTCTTGCCACTCGGCGCGCGTGGTTGGCTCTCTCATCGCTTTCTCCCGTCGGCGACCTCGCCAATGATGACGTGGGCCGCGGCCTCCGGCTTCGCCCCTCGATATTCTCCCGCCTCGGCTAAATTGACGAGTTCCATCAAGCGTCGGTGCGCGGCATTGGGTCCGAGATCGTTTGCCAGCCTGATCACCCCGGCCAGATCGCAGCACCTCCGGTATTCCTCAGTCGGGCCGCACTCGGCCCTCAGAATCCGGTCAATGCAGTTGGCTAAATAATCGCTGCTCATCTTCCCTCGCTTTCCACTCTCACTATCTGATCAAGGATCCTCAGCGCCCGATCAATTTGCTCATCGGTCCGTGCGCGTGCCTGCGCGGCCATCTCGTGCAGATCGCCGGTGAAGACGACAGTTGGGAAGCGGGCGCTGGTGAGAATCGTGCGCACGTCCTCGATGACAGCGAGTTCGACGGTCTTAGTCTCTTCGACGACTTCAAAACTCATGGCTCCTCGACTACTGGGGCAAGATGTGAACATCAATTATTGTCCGGGTTCATCGGCAGCGTCGGCGGACTGCACTCAATGGAGAGCTTGAACCTCTGGCCGTTAGGCGCCTGCATCTCTCCCCACGCAGTGAATGGGCGCGGATCGACGGCGGCATTGAGTTCCTGCATCTGAGCTATAGCCTGAGCCAACACCTTCTCGAAGCATTGCCGCATGGTGGACTCGAAGTCGCCGTAAACCGGCCCTTCATACTTGATCATCCGCTTGAATTTTCTCAGTCCCATCACTCCTCCCCCGCGCACCCTTGGCCGCATCCGGTGGGTTGCGCTTTCTTCTTCTTGAACCGCTCGGCCATCGGACAAGTCGCAAAATGGCTTCTGGTGGCATCCACGAGTTGCATCATCCTGAGCGTGCCGCCGAATGGCCGCTGCGCCCGTTCGAGAATCACCACCTCATCCATCGGTGCTTTAGCCGCTCTTTCGGTAATCACCCACACTATCGGTTGATGACAGGCCCGACATCTTCCCGGCTCTTGTTCATTGGCGAGAATCCACATCACTCCCTCACTGCGAAATGTCGAGCAGAATGGCCGCCGCCTTCAGCACTCGCTCACGCTTTTCAGGTGTGAGCGGCTTGAGCGCGGCTACGATCCTCTTCATGGCCTCGATCTCCCGCTCGGCCCGCGCGACGGGATCTTCCGCTGGCTCACTTTGCTTTGCTTTGCGTGGCATCACCCTTCGCTCCTTTTTCTCTTCAGGCATCGAATTCCCCTCACTTCAATCCGTGATGTTTCTTGAGGATCGCCGCCGCGTCCTGGAGTTGGTCCCAGGCCTCACGTGCTAACTCGTCTCCTGGGTGTGTGTCCGGATGAACCGCGACGGCTGCCCGCTTGTATGCTGACTTGAACTCCGACGTGTATCTCATGATCAGATCCGGTGACTGTCCTTCTCCGGCCCCGGAAGCAATGTACTCAGCGGCCGACTCCACCGTTGCGAATGCCGGCATCCGCTCGCCGGCTCCGAGCTGCTTCCAGCCCGTGTACTGCTGTCCCTTCTTGGAGCAGCCGTAGCGGTCCACCTTGCGCAGCGCCTCCAAACTCAAGGCCAGCGCGCGGAGGTTGTCCTGCCAGGTGGTGAACGTGTCACACGGCATGGTGATGCGCCCGTGTCTGGTCGTAAATTCCAGGATCACACCGGGCTGTGATGGTCTGGCGTCGGCACGCGGTAGCCCGTCGTTGCGGATCTCGCGCGGCGTGAGCCAGAGCCTGATCACCACCTCTTTCGCGTTGATGATGAAAAGCTCGCGTTCCAAGAGGTCCAGCGTCTGCGTGTAGCTGGATTTGAAGAGCGACTTCTCTCTTGACCTGGTCGGCTCCTGCGGCCAGCGCTCCACGACCTGAAAGCTAGCTTGCAGCATTGTCGCGCTCCTTTCCGAGAGCTTTAGCGATGGTGGCACGCCCGAGGGCGAGCGCCTGCTTCTCGGCTGGGACCTGGTGCATGCCGACCGCGCGAAAATCTCTGATCGCGGTTTCAAGCGCTGAGATCAGTGCTTCACACGCCGCGAGCAGATCGGGCGCGGCAGCGATCAACTGGGCGTTGGCCTCGGCTTCTTCAATGGTGCGACCTCGGGCGCCGGCTGTCGAGACATAAGCCAGGAAACCGATGGGGCCGCTTTGGACGTTGACGCGGTCAACTACGTGCCAGGGGCCCGGTGTGAATTCGGCTTGATCAGGCATTGGCCTTCGCTCCTTTCTTCCCGCGCTTCTTCCCCGCCAAGATCACGTCTCGGTCTTTGATCGACTTCTCGACCGGCGCTGTGGTGTCAACCTTGCGTGGCCGCTTCTTCTTCAGTGGCTCAGGCGGGACATTGAGACTCGCCATCCAAGCTTTCACCTCGCCATCGCGCTCGCACGAGATCCAGAGCCTGCGCGCCCAGCTCTTCGGGTTCCGCAGATTTTGCGAGCGGGCGAAGGCTTCGTAATCCTCAAGGCTGATCTGATCTACCCGAAGAGGACAGATTGAAGAGTGACCGCCGTCTATCCTGCCGCAGTGTTCGCACCTTTTGCCTTCCCAATCCGGATCCGCACTCGCCTGATCTGTCGAGGCTGCCGGCATCTCTACTTCTGGCGAGACTGACGGTGAAGGCCCCAGGCTGGTGGCCTCGAACTGATTGCATGGACAATTTGTATCACAGCAGATACCACCCTCCGAATGGCCAGTCTGAGCGTGACCGCAGAGGCAAAAGACCAGCGCCGCCTCGAAGACCTCGCACGCGCACAGCGCCCCGCCCGAAGCTGCGGCGCAGAGCCCGCCGGCTGAGTGTTGGGCCTCGGAGTGGCCGCAGATACACAGCCCTTCACCGCCTGCGCCCTCTCCATCTCTGGCTTGCTCAGCTCTTTCAATTTCATCATCCACCTTCGCCTCAATCGTCTCCGGGGGCAGACCTGGCGGCTCTTCTCCCACTACCTCCCCACGCCCTGCAGCCTCGACGGCCCTGGCGAGCGGCGCCGGCAACGAACCTGCTGCTTGCTTGCCATTGCCTGCTTGCTGCTGCCCAAAGAATTGCTTGACGTTTTCCGCTGAATCTGACGCCTTGCCCGACTCGCCAGATATCCGCTCGCTCGCTCTCTTCTCCATGATCGTGAGCAAACTCTCTTCGCGCTCTTCGACGCGGTCGCGGACCATGTGGGAAAGCTGGCGCATCTTCTGCCGCAACGAGACGCGCCGGTCATTGATCTCCGAAGTCTTTTTCTTGGCGTCGGAGCGGGCCTTCTCCTCCTCTTCGTCCAGGGCGGCCAGATCCTGCACCATGCGGGCCAACTCCGCGCCGCGCGTGGCTACTTCTTCATCACTGAGCCTGACTGTCGTTTTCATTTCTCCCTCCAGTTTGGGAATGGCCTTTCTTCCTCGCGCGCCCAGTCCCGATAACGAAAACCTTGAAAGCCTCTGATCTTCCGATCAATGGTGACGGCCACCGCGCCGCCTTGCCTGACCAGCGCATAACTCCGACTACCGAAGTGCTCGATTCTCACCAGGGGCGCGTAGCCGCGGAGTCGGCCCTCGCAGACGACATAGACGCGCTCGCCCGGCTGAATGTCCGGCGACCCGCCGCCAAGATAGAAGTGCGAATCATTCCCCGACCACTCCTCACCGGGCAGGTCGCCTTCCGCCACCCAGGCGGCCAGCCCGACCTGCCCGGCGAAGCGAAACGTTTTGGGAACCGTGACCACGACGTCAGGTATTTTCTCTCTCCTCTGATCTAACTTCGACGTGATCGACGCCCGGAATTACCCGGAGCTGCTCGGCCAGGGCCGCCGACTCATCCGCCCCCAGCCCCTTGATATTCAAGACGTGGCTCGCGCTGCTCCCCTTAACGACGCCCTGGAGCAGCGCCTCCATCGTCCGGTTGACGAGTTCCTCCTGTCCACAGACTTTGACCTCAAGCCTTCCGGCGACCTCAAAACAGAACCCCACCATGTCCGCGGTCGGTTGGTATTTACTGATCGTGATCTCCATCTCCTCGCTCCTTTCGATTTAGTTGGGGGCCGGTGTCCTCACCCCACCGCCCCCCACCGTGGAGCCTCTCAGCCATAAAAGGCCCCACTGCTTGGAGGGCTTCTCGCCATATCCGCCCTCCCGACGCTCTACCTTGAGTGATAGAGCGCCCTTCCGGCGACCTGGGATGAGCCGCCGGGAAACTCAATCTCTGAATGGGCATTCGAATTCACAATATTCGCTTCCTGCTTGACTGCAACTGCCCGTGCCGTCCCGCCCACACTCATCCATCAACGAATCGAGGGCGTCTGCCTCGTCGGCGTCGGGATCACCGTTGAGTTGCAGATACTCCCTGGTCTCCCGGACAGCCTGGTGGATCTTCGAGTTTTTCTTTTTTGGCTTGCCCATTTCTCTGCTCTCCTTCCTCGCTCATCAGCCAAATCAAAATCCTAGCCAGGGTGTTGCCATCCACGCTGTAGCCCTCCTCGATCCGGTGCAGCGTCGAAGCTGACACCCCCAGCCGCGGCGCCATCTCGCGGAACGAAAGGCCGAGGGCCAATCTGTGATCGCGAAGGACCTCGCCCAGCTTCATCCTTCACCCCTGACAACCATCGCCTCGCCCTCTGTTAGATCCTCGATGATCACGCGATAGACCGTGGCCGCGGCGTCCTCCTCATCCCTGATTGGCTCATCCGTTCGCACGTGGAAGACGCCAAAGCCAAGCGCTCCCGGCGGCGGCCCGATGTTGACTACCTTCAGGTCACGCAGCGCATAGCTACCCGGATTCTCCGCCGTCGCGAAGAGGTCGCCCGGCCGCAGCTCGCGCGCTTGTATTCGCTCGTATCGGAGATTGACCATCACGCCCCCTTTCCTGGATTGCTCTTTTGGTACAGCTTCGTCCGCCGCCCGAGTTCTTTAACGAGGGGCGCGAGCGACTCCTTGAGATCCAGGGCTATCGGGTCGCTCTTGAATCTCAAGCTACTGAGCAGCGCGCAAGCATCGAGGAGCACGGCCCGGCAACCAACTTTCGCCGCTTCCAGAGCGACCTGATCCAAAGCCTCGAGATCTATCTGCTTCATGCCGCCTCCCGCTGAGATAGAACCTTATCCACTGCCTGCTGACACTCTGTGGTGGGCCGATAGAATGCGCGGCGGTCGATCCCGGCAACCAACAGATGTTGGATGAATTTATGATTCCTCTGACTATGTTTCGCCCCGTAGTTGCCGAACTCGAAGAAGAGTTCGACCAGTTGTAGGCGCTGAGCATGGTTGATCTGACGCTTCATCTCACTCTTCCTTCGCGTCTGATCCTGTCGGCCGAAACTTCGACCGCCCGCTCAAGCTCCGCCTGCTCGTCCTGCCGCCGCTCGACTGAAAATTCATAGGTCGTGAAGCGATGACCACAAGCCGCGCAAATGCGGCGCCGGTGAACATAATTTCCCGGCGGCCGGAAGCGACTGTCGATGACTTTATCTGCGACTCCCCGGCAACGTGGACACCTCATCACCCGGCCCTCACTTTCTCTCTCAAACCATCGGCCAGGTCGATAATTTGCCGCTCCCAGGCCTGCGGCTCGCGGGTTTCCTTCACCAGATCGGCGAGCAGCCAGTCGGCATACTGAATGATCTCCTCCGGATCGGCCTCCTGTCTCTCCGGCTCCTTTGCCTTTGCTGCTTGCTGCTGCTCCCATTCTCTAATTTGCCCGTCCTCCTCCCCCGTCCGATGCAGCTTCCTGGCCAGCCCCTGCGGATTGTGGCTGTGCGCCTTGGTCGCGATCACGTAGTCAACTATCAGACTGGGATCGTGGCCAGAGACGTGCGGCTCCCTGAGCCAGGCACCATAATCCGGGGCAGCAGCAGCCGGCAAGCAAGCAATCTGCCCTTTGCCATTGCTGCTGCTGCTGCCTTCTGAAGATGAAGATGAATCTGCATGTGAAGTTGCAATTGCCATGGCGTGTGACTCGGGTGTGACATCGGCGTTACGCTCGCCGTGACCGGGCTGTGACGGCGGCGTTACGGGAGGCGTGACATCGCCGTTACGCTCGCGCCATCGGCGTTGGCGTTCAGCGTTACTGGCCCGTTCCTGGGCGTCTCTGACCATGCGACGGGAGAAGATCGTCCCGTCTTCGGCTTCTGCTGGGACCCCCGCCTCTTTGAGTTCGCCCAGCAGTTCAAGGTATTCATCAAGCGCGCAGCCGCAGCGCCTGGCCACTTGCTCATCCGGGATCGGCTTGCCGTTCTGCGCCAGATAGCCGTACTCCTCGGCGCGGTGCATCAGAAACATCATCCGCAGCCAGAGGCCCTGAGCGGCCATCGAGCAGCCCGAGACCTCATCGAGGAGCCAATCCCCGGGGTAGAGCTGAATATAGGGCAGCTTCGGCTGATCGCGCGGAGGCAAGGGAGTGTGAGGCATGGTCTTCCTCGTGGGGCGAGGTTTATTTTTGACAGACTCGGGGTGATCTGTTATCTTCTTGGTCATACGTTAAAGCTCGATGCAAGATCTGAGCGGCTAACCTTCTCCGGGCACGGCTGAAGGTTGGCCGCTTCGATTTTCAGGCGGCCTTGAGGTCTCGCCCGTGCCCTGCCCAGGCCTGGCGCACGAGTTCATGGATCAGCGCCGGTACGGATTTGAACTGCTTCCCCTCTCCGACCTGCGCCGAGAGCCACTCGTCGATGGTGGGCTCGACCCTCACCAGCCGCGGGACGTTCTGAGACCCCGGCCGCTCCGCTCTCCGCTTTTTCGGTTTGTTCCTCAT